AACGTTGATGCGGCTGCCATAGTGGACCTGAGTATTGGTACATTTGGTCAGTACATTTACATTCGTTAGAAAATAAATTATAAAGGAGGTGAAACAATATGCCAAGAGGAAGTACTGATATACCTGAACTCAGGTTAGAAGTCATACAGAAATTCGTGGAAAGCTTTATGCAACCCCCGGACCTTCTGTTAACAAATCTTTTTCCCTCGTTTGACTCCCCTTCAAGTTCATTGATGTGGGAAAGCCAGAGAGGAGGTCGTGGTATGACTCCGTTTGTTCCACCCGGAGCACCCGCACCCCAAACTGCACCTCATGGAATTGCTCAACATAGAGCCGAGGCTGGTTATTGGAAAGAGAAAATGCCTTTTGATGAAGAGTTCTTGAATAACTTACGTAAGGAAGGGACGCACGCCGATTATTTAGCGGCAACAAAACGATTAGCGAAAGAGCTTTCTGGTTTGATCAACCGGTCAAATCGAAGAAAAGAGTGGATGTTCGCTCAAATGCTCTTCAGCGGTTCTTTTAATTACCAAATGAGAGGAGGCTATCAAGCTACAGTTAATTATAATATTCCTGCAAACCACAACGTTACGCTTGCGGCGGCTGCTATGTGGGGCACTGGAGCGGCGGCGAATATCCTCAGGGATATTCAAAATGGGAAAAGGATTATTAAAGAAGATTGTGGTGGAAAAGTCGATCTTGCAATTTGTAATTCACGCACCCTGACTTACTTGGCAAATGATGCCACGATTCGTGCGATTCTCCAGAAAAATGCTTTTGGTGACGGAAGTCTCTATAAAGGCAAATTGCATGACATTGTTGGTGTAAACCCGGGAGTTATCGGGGGACTTTTGGACATAAGCAATTTTATTGTTTATGATGAAATGTATGAAGTTAAGGCTTGGTTAACCGCTCCTGTTTTGGGAGCCGTTCAAACTTGGATAGCGTTGGATGATGTTTCTGATATTGTTGCTGGCGAAACGCTGAGATTCCATGATTACAGTTCCACTTCTGGTGCGTTTGAAGATCGGAGAATTCTTTCCGTTGATTACATTAATGCCCGAGTGCAAATCACTCAGGGATTAACAAACCCCTACAAGGCAATGGAAGATTATGTGACCATGCGGAAGTATTTTGTTCCGGATGATAAGTTTGTCATGATGTCAACAAAAGTTGATGGTAATCCCATCTGTGAATTTTTCAGAGCACCTTTCGGTGTTGGAAGACATTGGGGAATTTACACGGATAAGCACGATGATTGGGACCCGGAAGTAACATGGATTCGGGTGCAAGACAAAGGATTGCCGGTGCTCTATAACAGAGATGCGATTTATATTATTGATGTGGAAGCGATCACTGCTGATAATTTGACATCCACAACTACGACCACTTCTACTTCCAGTTCTACCTGTAGCACCAGTTCTACCTGTAGCACCACGTCAACGATAAGCACTACCAGTTCAACCAGTTCAACTAGTTCAACGATTAGCACTACGTCAACGATTAGCACTACCAGTTCAACCAGTTCAACCAGTTCTACGATAAGCACGACATCGACGGCACCTTAATAGGAGGCTAACAAAAATAGGAGGACAATCGATATGGCTATCGAAAAAGTAAAAATGTTAAAAAGTGTTACCTTTGATACTGAATGTTGGGAAGTAGGGGAAATCTACCCGAAAGGAACAGAACCCCTACACCCAATATTGTTACAGGAAATTTTGAGAAAAACAGGAACGGTTGAGGTTATTTCTCATACAAAAAACATTGTTTTGGAGAAAAGCAACCTAACAACTCCTTTATCCAACAATTCTCTTGCTGAGGCTCAGAGGAAAGAAAAAGAGTTGATGGCAATAGCTGAAGCGGAAAGAGAGAGAGCGGAACAACTTCTCATTGATAAACAAAAGTTGATAACGACTATTGAGGAAATGGAACTAAATTTCCAAGTGTTATCAATTATGGTGAATGGTTTTGTAGATCGGTTAGATGAAATGGAGAAAGAATTTAAGAGACAAATTAAAAACCTATCCGATGTAGTTTGTCTTTTAACTGAGAAGGCAGATGTTCTTGAAAAACGGTTTTACTCTTCAAATTATTGTTTGGTTGATCATGTTCATCAAGATAACAGTACAAAGAAGGAAGACGCCTCTTCTATTATAACGAGTGAGAAGAAGGTGTTGGCGAGGAAGACGATAGTAAAAAGGAAAAGATAAAATGACAAAGAATGAAATTATTATCCTTGCAAAACAAGAGGTGAAAGGCTTGTCTGCACATTTGGTCAATGAGGACTATGATAATGCGGCAGATGATGCTTCGAGAGAAACGGGATGGTCTTTTCCAATCTCTGGTAATTTTAAAGAATTATGGACAAAACAGAGAGTGAAACGTTATTTATTTTTTTACCTTTATACTGAAAGTGCCCATAAATTTAAGTATAAACAAGCAAATTTACAGCATAGGTTTGACCATTATGATAAGATGTTAAAAAAGATGGATGAAGCCTATTTACAAGCGGTGGAAGAACGTCCTGATCTTTTTGCTGGTGTTTCTATTTCCCATTTGTTCGGCACGAAAATTGATGCTGGGTTCCAATATCAATCGCTAACTGGTAGAGATACCACTTATAGGGAAAATAACATTGTAGTATTTGGACCTAAAGCAAATGACTAATTATTATACCTATATTTTTTTGGATCCTTTAAAGCCGGGGCAATATATGTACGGTGAATATAAGCATATATTTACTCACGAACCTTTTTATGTGGGTAAAGGAAAAGGACGGCGAAGGTTTGATTTTAAAACTCGTGAAAACCATATTGGACATCGGTTGAGTTTTTTGAGAGAGAGGGGAGAAATTCCTATTGTGAAAAGGATTCATAAAAATCTGTCTGAGGAGGATGCTTTAAGATTTGAGGTGAAGTTGATTTCTTTAATAGGCAGGAGAGATAAGGGAAAAGGACCTCTGACAAATCTTTCAGATGGAGGAAAAGCGGGTGCTTTGGGAAAACCACGAAAAGGAGAGTTACATCATTTTTTTGGAAAGTCTCGTTCTGAAACGACAAGAAAAAAAATTTCTAATACGTTAGAGGGAAATATTCCTTGGAACAAAGGACGCAAAAATCACCTATCAGAGGAACAAATAAAAAGAATGAGTGATGGTCATAAGGGATATGAAATGCCTAAAAATCAGAAAGATAAAATATCGAAAAGTAATAAAGGCAGACCAAAACCCGTTGGTTTTGTAAAACACCTTTTGGAAAATGTTCACAGTGTTAAAAATTGGTTGATTATGTCTCCAAGTGGAGGTATTCTCACGATAAAAAATTTGACTAAATTTTGTAAGAATAAGGGTTTGTCTTATAATGCGTTAAGACAAACAATGTACACCAAAAGCAAACACCTTGGTTTTGGTGTTATAGAAAAACCTTTATTTGGTTGATATTTGCCTACGAGTGGCAGATTATGTTTTATTTACGAGGAGCGTAAATAATGTCCATCGGTCCTGACATCAAAGAAGTCCTAAAAGAGGTCGGAACTGCATATACCATAATACGATCAGGAGGAAATGTTACAGGTGAAAGTTTAGATTATGAATTAAATGTACAAGTAACAAAGCCTTTTATACAAGAGTTTTTTTTGGATGCGGTTTTGTCCTACGACACTGAGGCAATAACTGGTGATGTATTAGAATTCAATATATCGGGTAGTCGTTATTTAGTAATGAACAAGACTCCCGAAGCTTTTGAAAATGCTGTCATTAGTTATGCTGTTGTTTTATATAAATCCAACGTTAACATTGAAGCTTTGCGCCCATCTGAAAGTGATTGGCACAGGCACACCTTCCAAAAAGTGACCATTTGGACCAGCATAGGTTCCACTGATGCACTCTTAACTACTCCCTTATTTGGTAATGTTCTTGATACAGACGAAGAAATAGGTATGATAGGGTTACAGAACAGAGAAATGTACGTTCCTTCTTCTTTGGGCATAAGGGAATTAGATCGTATTTGGATTGATTCATCTGAATATTATTTAGTAGAGTCTGTTAAGAAAAGAAGATACCCAGGAGTTGATGTGTTAGAGTTAGGAAATGATACTCGACCATTGACAGTTACGACAACAACGACAACCACCAGTACAACAACGACAACCACTACACCACCTTAGGAGGTTATATGTTTTGTCTTCATTGTCACAATGAATATGATCGAGAAACAGTAAAGATGGTTTTGGTTGCTGGTGGAGTTGTTCCTGATTTTATTTCATATCGTTGTCCTTTTTGTGGAGCTGTAGTTGGTGTTGGTTTACCTAAAGGAGAACCCAAAGAAATAGATGGTAGGCATATATGTTAACAATCTTTATTTTACCAAGTAAAAAGAATAGTAATATTGATAAACTTGTAAATTCATTTACGTTTGTTTCTTCTGAGGTTCATTACGTTCCGGTTGAAGATGTTGCTGAAATAAATGGTTATGATAAACAAACTCCATGGTTTGGAGTATTTTATGAAAATGAATATATCGAGGAGAAATTAGCTGTGGCTCTTCCTGTGTTTTTTATGTTGGGCAACTTTGATTATTTGGTTGTTTTTAAACTGTTAGAAGAGAAAGCCCAGTTTTTTCCTCGTTTTTATAAAAGCAAGGTTTATATACAGGACGATCTTGCCCCTTTACATAAGGGGTGGAAACACGAAAAAGTATTAAATGGGTGGTTATTAGAAAATGTCTCTTAGACAAACTATACAGAGTGGTTTTATGCAGATAAAGGTTACTTTAGTGGCTTCTGATTTGCAAAGACTATATGGTGCTATTAAAAGGGTGAACACAACAGCCACTTTTGTGGCAAAAGATAACCCCTATCGAAATGCTGTGTCTTTTAGGAATCTGCTCATTTTGAACATAAATAATCAAAAAAATATGTCAAAGTATGCTTCTTATAATAAAGATTATGCAAAGTGGAAAAAAGAGAAAGTGGGACATACTGATTTTTGGAAATTATTTGGACACCTAATGAAAAACCTAACCGTATTTCCTGTGGGAAAAGGTTTTGGTAGAACTAATATGTGGATGTCTGGAATTACTCCCGGAGCCATGGATAAGGGAGGCACTTCCATGTTAAAAGGCAATAAAGGAAGACCCATGTTAATTTCAGATTACGGTAGATGGATGGAATTTGGTAGAGAAGGACAATCCACCAGACCCATCTTTGGTCCTACTACTGAAGAGTATTCTAAAATTCAATGGGTCCGTATGGGTAAAAAATCAATCTTAGCTATCAGAATGTCGTGGAGGTAAAAATGAAAACACCCGAAGAGTATCTCAATTTGATAGATCGAAAATATTTGGAAGCAAAAAGAAACAAGGTGTCTCGTTTTAGTATAGAATGGGGGAAGTGGTCGGTTGTAATGAATAGAGTTTTACAGACCAGAATAAAAGACACAGAAGACCCGGAACATGTAAGATTAGGTTATGTTTTTATTTATTGGACATTAATGTCTAATTTACTTGAACTCAATTTTAAATTTAAACTGTTTAAGGGAACAGAGAAGAAAAGAATTTTAAATGAGGCTTCTGATATAAAAGAAATAATATTGACGGGAAATGGACTTCAACCCATGTCTGAAGAGTCTTTGAAAAAATATTTATTTGGAGGAGCATTAAAATGAAAGTTTTAAAAGTATATTCTAAAGAGACTTTTGTTGAAATTGAATTATCCATGATCAACGTAAAGCATATACTTGACTTTCTTGATAAGAGCCGTGTTGATTTTAATAGCAGAGAAGAACCTGAAATGGTTGAAGCCACAAACTATGTTAAGAATGGTTTTTTTAAAACTTTGAGTAGCATCCATGATGAATTTGAAAAAGGGGTGATTTAAATGGCGTTAGACCCAACAGCCAGAGAATCTAATTTTAAAGACAGCATAAAGAAATACTTTGTTGAAAGTTTGAAGGATACAGAGAACCTTCATATAGCTTTTGATAAAAGTTTATCTGCTCCATATCTTATAGGAGTGACTCAGAAAAAATGGGTTGTAATTAATTGGGGTGCTTTTATGCGGGGAACATTGTCCGAAGCCTCAATTGATATTAATTGTGGCACTCGTCAGGATAATGAAGGATTCCAACTCGCTCAATTGTGTGATAAAGTTCTTGGTTATTTGTCTGATGAAGATGCCACACATGGTATGAAAACGATCACTTTTTACAGGAGTTTTCCAAATAGTGCATGGGTTAAAATTGGAGGATTATTGGTTTGGAATATTATTGAATCAGGAACATTAGAAGCACCTGACGAAAGTAAGTATAAAATAATAACAGTGGTGTTTAAATTCGCTTCTAAGTTTTAGGATATATTATGGGCAATGATGGTTTTTTGTTGTGTTCAAAATGCGGCAAGAAGATTTTAAAGAGAAAAAGAAACGGACTTTTTTCTTTTGCTTTCGGCAGATGGGCAGGTAATGATAAAGCTATCATTGATGGTGTAGAGATCACACTTGGTCCCACTGTCCAATTAGAGGTATTTGGCTCTTTAAAAATTAAATGCATCCGAAAAAGTTGTAGAGAAAAATATCCAGATTATTACAATATTTTTAATTTTTTCCCTCCTAATACAGAATAGTTTCAATCGATTAATCGAATTCTGACCGGCTATATTTTTTAAAAGAAAGGAGGTGATATTTATGGCGAGAACAGGACCTGTAACAAAAGACACTACCACCGTAGCATTGGGATTGGCACAGATAAGGATAGGAGTCTCTTCAACTTATATTGGACAGAGAAGAGCTATACTTCCTGCAACTGATTCTATTGGTGCTCTTGCGAATACTAAGTTTATCGGTAACGTTGATTTTTTTAAATTGGAATCTGGTTTTCCTCTTATTGAGGATGTTTCTTTCCCTCTGAGAGAATCGGCGGCTCTTGAATGTGCTTTTAAAGAGATAACACCGGCAAATGTGGCTCTTTCAAGAGGTTTAGTTCCTTCTAATTTTACTTCGGAACATCAAGGAGAGATTCCTCTTGGTACTATGGCCACTCCATCGTTTATTCGTATGGAGGCGATATATACTTATCCTGATGAAACGAATACGATGAAAATTATCTTTCCGAGAGCGCAAGTTACTTCAAGTACCGAAATTGATTTTGCGACTGAGGATGTTGCGGCAGTTCCGATTGTTATTGAAGCGAAAAGTGCTGATGGTTCCATTAGTGGCGGAAGCTCTGTTTGGAATGCAATGCCACTCGGAATGATTGTTTGGGATGATGCTACACAAACTACCACAACCACAACCAGTACAACCAGTTCAACAACTACCACAGGACCATAAAACGTGGTATAGGAGGTTTATTATGATACAGCCGGAAGAACAACGAGAAAATAAAGATATGCAAAATCTTAACCCGCAGATTACGAAAACTTCTATAGGTGTTCGTAATCTGCGGGAGATTACTTTATATCCATTGTCTATTGGAGACCAAATGGGTATGACTTCACTGCTTGCTAAAACAGTGGCTGGTTTTTATGCTACTCAGGATTCTAAAGATGAAGTTGCTATTATTGGTTTTTTTGTTTCTGTTATAAATGAAAATTTGGCTAAGTTTTTGTCACTTGCTGTTTGTGAAAAAGAAACAGAAGGGGGTTTTCCAGAAACAAGGGCTATTTTAAATGATTTGACCAACTTACAAGCGTCTGAAATAGCCAATATTATTTATAAAATGAACTATGAGGAATCAATAAAAAACTTGCAGAACCTCTTCGGGAAGGTCAAGAGTCTGTTTCCCTCGGAGAGGTTATTACCGGAGTTTGCGAGAGATATGGATACAGGCTTAACCGAATCTTTAGACGATCTTTCAAAGAAGGAGGACTTACAGGAGGACAGTTAACAGTATTATTCAATCATAGTCAAAAAAGAGAAGCGGCTAAATGGGGAGTAGCAATTACTGAAAAAACTCCCTCCTCTTCTAAAAAAGAGGACCATTTTATTTTTAAAGACCCTGAAGAGTACGCTAAATTATCAGCCAAAGATAAAAAGGCGTTAACTAATAAAATGAAAGGCAACCATAAGGGATGGGTAAGGTCATTAAGTAAAGGCAGAAGTAAATTAAGAGGAGTGTAATAACATAAAATGGTTGACCAGCAAATAACATTAGGAACTCTTTTTACGGGGCATGTGGATGATACTTTTAGAAAGGCTGTGGCGAATTTAAATGCTCTGCTTAATAGGCTTCATAGGGCCTCAACAACTACAACAGCGGGTGTCGTTGCTGGTACTAAAAAGACCGGTGACGAGATGGACAATTTTGGTAAGAAGATTAGTAAGGTTTCTGGTGGATTTCAACGTCTTACCGCTGCTATGAAAGTTACCTTTGCTTATGGTCTTGCTTATAAAGCAATATCTACTGTTACGGGGGCTTTAAGTGGTGCTACTGTCGCTATATTTGATTACGATCAGGCATTAAAGAACTTACAAGCCATTACAACTGCTACCGATGCCGAAACCGCTGCTATGGGGGCAACGATAAAACAGGTTGCTTCTGATTCAAAATATTCAATGAAAGAGGTAGCTGATTCGGCGGTGGTTTTAGGACAAGCTGGTTTTACTGCTTCAGAAACCATTCTTTCTTTGAAGGCAGTTGTTGAACTTTCAACTGCCACTTTATCAAGTACAACAAAGGTGGCTGATCTTCTGACGACTGCCGTTAGGGCATTTGGTGAAGATGCTTACGAAGCGGGCAGGATTGTTGATATATTTGCCAGTGCTGTCAATAAATCAAAACTTACAATTGATAAACTTAGAACTGCGTTTAACTATTTGGGTCCCATTGCGAAAATGTCTGGTCTTTCTTTGGAAGAAACCGCTGTGGGAGCTATGATTCTTGCTAATGCTGGTTTGAGAGCCAGTACAATTGGTACTGGTTTTAGGCAAGTATTGTCCAGACTTGTAAATCCCTCTCAAAAACTACGCCTGATTTTTAAAGCAACTGGTGCAGATATGGAAAAATTGAATCCTGCAACGGCTTCTTTTAAAGATATTTTGGGAGAACTTGAAAAGATACTGGGCAAGAATGTTGATGCTGCTGTTCGCTCTCAAAGAGCTTTTCAAATGTTTGGTCAGCGTGGTGCTGCTGTTGCTGCTGCGTTTGCCCAAGCAGGAACAATTGGTTTTGAAACAATGATGCGGGAGGTTCTTCGGGTCGGAACTGCTGCGGATATGGCGGCAACCCAAACAGAAGGACTTAGTGTGATGGCAGACAGATTACGACAAAAGGTAGGATTACTTGCTATTTCTATTGGTGAGGGAGGAATTGCAGGAGCGTTTCGTCTTCTTCTTTCTGTGCTACAACCCGTTGTTGATTTTCTTTCATTGGTGGCTAGTACTATGGGTGGTAAGTTTGTGGTTGCTGTTACTGCTTTAACTACTGTGTTTTTACTTTTAAGAATATCGCTTAAATATATTATTGTACAATTATCCGCTCTTGCTTTTGGTTATGATATTGCAACAGTAAAGACAATGATTCTTGCAACACACCAAAACACATTGACAGTGGCAATGGCAGCCACTACGGCGGCTGCAAGAACTTTATGGACGGCTATAAAGATGAACCCATTTCTCGCACTTGCTGCGGGTGTTGCTGTTGTCATTACTGGTTTAGTTACTTGGGGGAGACATGCCAAGCAACAGGAAGAGAATCTTAAAGAACTTATAATAACTTCTAATGCTCAGATTGGTAATTTGGTAAAATATAAAGAAAAACTCCAAGATAATACGAAAAGTCAGCAAGTGCATTCCAGTATAATGCAGAGATTGATCCGTGAGTATCCTCAACTGGCGGAGGTTGTTGATACTACCACTGGTAAATTTAAAGATAATGGAGCGGCGTTAGATTCACTTACACGAAAACACAAAGAAATTTCTCTTTTAGCTGTTGTTGGACTTGCCCGTTCATCTTCAAAAAGAATACAAATATTGAAAAATGAGAAGGAGGCCCTTGAAATTAATCGTCTGATGAATAGTATTATTGGAGATATGATTGACAATTCAAAAGAGTTTAAAAAAATAAATGATCAGATGGGAAAGGATACGGAGGATTTATCTATTTATTTACGAGATATTGGCGAAGGGCTAAAGATGTATGGTATAACTTCTTCCTCTTCGATTGAAGATGTTACAAAGGCGCTTGTTATTAATCTTGGAGTGTCCACCAGATATGCCGAGGGGTATGCCAAATCAATCATTGGATATTATAAAGCAATGGAGGCGGCGCAGAA